CTAAAACTGAAGCTCACACATCTTCTAAGGAAGAGCCTACTTTCAATAAGGAAGGCCTGTTAGCTGACCTCTACAAGGAGCGTAGCCTCCGTAGGCAACTACGGGACAAGTGTGCAGCTCTAGAGACTGAGCTCTCCTCTCTCACTGAGACTAAGTCCACTCTAGAGGCCACACAGCATCGGTACGATCGGCTAGAGCAATTCCTATTACAGTGTGGTGGCGATGTGTCTAAGATCTTGGATAGCCGGTCCTTTACACAGAAGCTCTTTGAGAGTGACACCTCTGTGGAAGATCTTGTCAGTGAGTGGAAGAAGCATAATCCTACCAAAACCTCTAGCGCTCTGGGTGGATCGGGCTCTGCTGAGGCTAAGCCCACTTTCAATGAGATTCTCCGAGCAGCTAGCAAAACCTAAGGAAGTGAGCCCTAATAATGGCTAGCATTTCTCGCGCGGATGCGCTAGCGCTCCTCGCACGACAAGACGTTAATGAAATTATCAAACCCGCTACCGAGAAGTCCGCTGCTCTCAGTGCATTCCGTAAGATTACCATGACAGCAGGCACTGCTCGTATGCCCGTTCTAAGCGCAATCCCTACAGCGGGTTGGGTCAAAGATTCCGCTACCGATCCTGATGGAGCCAAGCCTACTACAGGCCTCCGCTGGGAGGACAAAGAGCTCGTCGCTGAAGAGGTGGCATGCATTGTCCCCATCCCGGAGAATGTCCTGGACGATTCCCGGTTTGACATCTGGGCAGAGGTGCGTCCCTTGGTAGCTACGGAATTCGCTCGTGTGCTGGATGCTGCTGTGCTATTCGGCACCAATAAGCCGGCTACATGGACCTCCCCTGCATTAGTACCGGGAGCCGTTGCAGCTGGGAACGTGATCACGGAATCTGACGATGGAGACCTTGCTGATGACTTCAACTCTGCCTTCGCCTATGTAGAGAACGATGATTTTGATGTGAATGCGGCTTTTACTGGTCGCTTCCTCCGGGCGGAGCTCCGAGGCCTACGTGACAAGAATGGTCAGCCCATCTACCTGGATTCTTTGCGCTCCGATGGAGTGACCTCCATGGTTTACGGCCAGGACCTGTACTACGTAGGCAACCGCGTGTGGGATAAAGCCGCTGCTACAGCCCTTGTAGGCGATGCCAACGCAGCCGTGTTGGGCATTCGGCAGGATATGCAGGTCAAGCTGCTAGACCAAGCCACCGTTGGTGGCATCAACTTGGCAGAGCGCGACATGGTAGCCCTACGCTTCAAATTCCGTGTAGGCTTTGCCGTAGCATTCTCTGCTCCGGGAGCTAAGAATCCGACCAAGACATTCCCGTTTGCTATCATTAAGCCGGGTGCTGATGGTATCCCGGGTAAGGGCATCGGCAAGGACAATTAATCAGCATGCCTACGCTAGATGATGTACTCGCCCTGATCCCTGGAGGTGATGTAGTCTCCCAGGCTATGAGGGAGTCTTCTCTGGCAAAGAGCTTGATTCCGGACAGCTCTGGTCACCTCCCAGGGGAGCAGGGGTACACCCCCACGCATGATGCATTCTATGCAGCCCTCACTCTGCTAGGTGTGGTCCGTGCTCAGCCTGCTGTGACCACAGCATCTAGCGAGTCTACTAGCATTAGTACCACCACACCAGACTGGCCCTCTTTGGAGGCCTGGTTGCGTAGCCAGAGTGTGATCTGCCGTAGCCAGGACGCTCTAACCACCATCCCTATCACCTATGCTGATTACATCACTAAAGTCTATATGGAAGGAGAACCCTACCGTGGATATGACGCAGATTACTCCTAGGGCATCTGCCTTGATGACGGATACTCTCCTGGTAGACCGTGCTGATGCCTATAAGTTGCAACCGCCTGCGGTGGTGGGCTATGCTAGCAGGCGTGCTCGGGAGCTGGTGAGCCGGGAGATTAAATGCCTAGTGCAGGCTACTAGTACTGATGTAGTAGACGGCTTAGGCGATATTGCCTACAGCGTCAAGGTCCCTACGGGTACAGGCTTGAGCCCTGGTATGCTGCTGGTGATTACTCAGTGTACTAGGGAGCCTAGCCTGGTAGGTGTGGAGTTGATGGTTGACAGCATTAGTGAGGATGGACTATCCATCATCCGCAAATGCACAGCTCATAGCTACACGACAGTAGATCATCAAGGGGTGTGACGCTATGGACATGGGAGAGCTCGCCGGGAAGTTTGCTAAGGCCGCGGGACGTGTGGATGCTAAGTCTGCTCAGCAAGTAGC